AAGTGTGCAGACAATCCCATATCAACGTCATCATACATCATACTGACATCATTACGTGCCAGTTTCTTTTCTGGCATCTGATCACTTCCATTTTGACCGTAGTCTGGGTTAATCTTTAGATAGTCTTCAAAATTAGATACTATACTAGCACATATCTCATGATGTACAAATCTTCTATACACTCCAATGAAGTCTTCAAATTTACCCTCAATTCTATCAGGATCAATGATCAATCCACTTTCACTTGCTTGTAGCATCAATACGCTCGGATCATATACTTCACTAGATGATAGCGTGTTAGCAGCGGAATGTCAATGTTCGGTTGCAAAGCAGATGAAACATTCAGTTTAACAGCAGATGATAGGGTAAATGTACCTTCGTTCACATCAAAACCAGCAGAATTGATTGGATCACCTTGTGGTTCAATACGTTCAGTAACAAATTCAATACCTAAATCAGTCTTACCAGATGGATATGTTGTAATAGTTTGTTCTACCTCATCGTGTTCAAATGAAACATATTCAATACCAAAGTTATCATTATCAGCATTTCCAGCACCAGATCTTTCTTGCCTTACTTCTAGTATTAAATTATTAACTCTAAATGTTGTTGCCAAAGGAATATCAACAAAAGTCCAATCACTAGGACCACTTGCAGAAGAAATAGTACCAATCTTAGTAAAACTGGTAGCATTATCACTACTAGCAAATAGTTCTAGTGGTTCATTTGGTGTTTCTCCACCATTACTACCATTACCACAAATAACTTTAAACCTAATTGATATTATTTCTGCTCCCTTTGAGTTACTTGGTGAAGCATTGATAATAACTGATCTTGCAAATCTTGTAGCTTCATTTCCAACGAACCTAAGATATTTCTCAGAATCACTAGAAGCAAATCCACCATTGACACCAGATCCAGTTCCAGCTTCAAAATAATCAACAGAAGGACTTGCACTATCAAATAATCCAGAAGTAGATGAAATTCCAGTACCACCAGGAATTGTGGTTTCTACTTTATAACTAACTTGACCATATCCACCATCTCCACTGTTATTTCCACCAGATCCAACAACTAATGTTCCAGCATTCATGTTAGTAGCATCAAATTCAAAGTTCATGTGGTTACCTGATCCACCACCACCACCGCCAGGACCATAAAAGGTCTGGTTTTGTGTAGCAACAAATCTAACACTACCATCACCACCATCAGCCATTTCACCTATACCAACAGTTCCACCATTACCAGCATCTCCTTGTCCTAACAAGGTTGCTGTAACACCTGAACCAGATGATTTATATGCACTCGTACCTCTAGTAGCACCAAAACCGTCTCTAACTGCGTTAGAACCGTTTCCAGCACCTCCACCACCACCAATACCAGAACCAGAACCGACACCACCGCCGCCGCCGCCTCCTCCACCGCCAGTACAGACGGAGTTTTCTCCAGAACCACCATTTCCAGAGAAAATATTACCTAAACTTTGAGCACCATCAGTGCTATTATTTTGACCATTTTGACCAGCTGCTTGTGAACTATCACCAGCACCACCGCCGCCACCACCTCCAGAAGCACCAGCAAGCATAACTACGGATGTACCAATAGCTGATACACCGCCACCAGATCCACCAGCACCACCACCAGTACCATAACCACCAGCACCACCAGTACCAAAACCAGTATTGTTGAGTGGTGGTCCAGGAAATCTTGGTGTACCACCTTGAGCAACATTATCAGGATGTTTTCCTCCACCACCAACATAAACTCTAAAACCACTAGCATTACCAAGAGAACTCAAATTAATATTGACATTAACAAATTTACCAGAACCACCACTTCCTGCGTGCCAACCAGTACCACCGTCACCAGTACCACCTGATCCACCTCCACCACCTTTGATTTCTGCTCTTAAACTATCTAATGGCCACTGATTTGGAATAGTATAGGTAGCAAAATTATTATCTGGTGTACTAAAAATTTGAGCTACATCAACTGTTCCAGTAAATAAAGTTCTAGCACCATCACCACCTGCACCTAAAACATATGCAGTAGGAGCACCAGCACCTGCTGAAGTCGTTCCACCAGCAGTTCCATCATTTCCACTAAAATAGTTACTAATTTTGATATCTAATCCATTTACATTGTATGTGCCTGATGCTGTAACATTTGTCGTAGACCCACCAGAAACAATTCTGGTTTTTCCACCAATACCACCAGCACCACCACCAGGTAAAAATTGTGTTGTCTGTCCACCTGTGCATTCTCCTCTAGAAGTAAACATGGTCGCACCAGTATCATTTCTTGTAGCAACAAATCCAACACCAGCAGGGTTATTAGACCAGCTATCATTACCATCAGTAGCAAAATCATTTAATACTTTAACTTTCAACTGATACCAACCAGTAGTTGTTAGATTACTAGCAGGAACAACCAATGTTGCACTGCTGGTATAAGGTAAACCAGGTCCTGAAGTATTTGGTGGTGTTGCGTTACCTTGTATGTAATCAGTTGGACCACCTGGTCCCCATAAATCCATTTCAGACAGACCATCACAGTGGAATTCAACATTAAAACCAGAAGCTGCAAGAGATGCATCTACATTAATACCAACACCACATGTTACCCATTGTCCTACGTAAGGGTCTGAACCTCCTAATGATGGAGCATCTATATAAATTCCATTGTTTAACAAGAAACTAGACCATACAGCAGCAGCACCACCAGAGATATTATTAGAACCACCAACAGTACCAACAGCAACCCATTCTCTTGTTTGTAATAATTCTTGCCATGCATCTCCACCATCACCACCATCTGCAATGATTTGATATTGATTACCACCATAGTTAAATTGATAGTAACTACCTCCACCATCTTGCCCATCAACAGAACTAGTAGCTCCACCACCTCCAGAACCAGTCAAAGTACCACTAACTCCTTGTATTGGAAGTTGTTCTGATGTAGGAGCAGGAACTGTGTAAGATCCTGGAGAAATCTGTTCTACAACCTGATCTAATGAAACTGTACTTCCACCAGGTAATTGAATTGTTTTACCACCAATAACATATGTGCCATCAATATCATATACTGTATCTTGTGGTTGTTGAATAACTGTTACTTGATCACCTGGTAGATTTCCCGCAATTTTATATTGCATCTCTAATACAATATTTTCACCTCCACTACCATTTGTTGTTGCATTCAATGCAATTTGTTTTCTTGCATTATATTTTGATTTTGCTAACCTAAAATTATCATCATCAATTGTAATTACATACCACTCTGTATTCGCAGCAAATGTAACAATTGTTCCATCAACATCATATGCTAGAGGAGTTGTCTGAGCATTTGAAAAAACTCTAATCTTATAACCAGTAAACAAATCATGACCAGGAATATTAAATATTGTTCCTGCTGGATCACTAGTAATATCACTGGCATTAATAGTTTTAGTTACAGTCTCACCAATACCACCTGTATTACCAAATGTAGCAACAGTTGGATCAGGAATAATATAATCTACAACACCATGAGTGTGAAATAATGGTACTCCACCACTAGGCGTGAAGTATTGAACCTGTCCATTACTATCCTTATAACTAGCAAGACAATTATCAACCGCATATCCACTACCTTCAAATGCTGCTGCCTCAGGTGCTGTAGATGTCAGGATATTATGTTCATGTTCAGGAACCGAAGTTAACATTTTTTCCTGCATTGGTCCTATTTGTAAGTCCACAAAACCAGTTAAAGTTCCACCAACAAATTCTGTTATATTTTGATATCCAGTTATTACAATATTTCCAATATCAAATAATGCTTCTTGTTGTGATTTTGAGAAATACCATCTACCTCCAGTATTACCAACAGTGGAAATAACATTACCTGATACAGGAGATCCAGCACCATCAACACCACCACCAACACCAACTAACTTTCTAGCTTTATAATCAGGAACATTAAATTTAATACCACCAGAATCTGCTCCAAAATTTTCTGGTTTATATGTTCCAGATGTTCCACCATACTTATTCTCAATAACCTGATATAATAATGGAAACTCATCTGCATCATATTCAGATCCATCACAATATAACCATCCAGGATATTGCATTGCTGGATCAATACCAGTCTCAGAAGATGTAGTTACAATTTCAACTCTTGCATCTCCACTACTACCTGGTTGAGAAATATAAACCACATCACCATCAGCATATCCATATCCAGGATTTTTGATAGTAGCAAAATCCACTTCACCAGTTTGAAGTGCTGATATACCAACAGTTAATCCAAATCCAGTGCTTGATTCAACTTTGAGTGTTCCGTTATCACCAATACTGGTGATATTATAGTATCTACCTGCAAGAATATCTCCATTACTTCTAGACCATTTAATAGTATTAGCATCAATATAATCAACTAAGAATGAAAATCCTGCACCAACTTTAATACCACCAACACCACCATTTGCCAAATTTGGTGTTGCTGTAGCACCTGTACCACCTCCACCAATAAGTGTGACCTGAGGGAATTGATATCCCGTACCACCATCAATAACATTGATTCCAGTAACCTTTCCTGTTGCAAGATCAACTACTGCAGAAAATGAACCAGCTTTAGTAGGACCACTACCATTATCAGTTACCTGTACAAGTGGTGCAGATGTGTAATTACTACCACCGCCGCCACCAATAGTAAACGAGTCAATTGATGCACCTAATGTAAGTTGGTTAGCACCCTGATCATTTTCTGTAACTGTAAGTTTATCTCCCTCAATAAAAGGATGATTATTAATAGTAATATTATCAGTCCCTATTGCAAATGCTAATGTATTAGTAGGAATATCAAGCTGAATTGGAGTAGTAGGATACCCAGTAACTGTACCTAAATCAGTTGTATATCCACTACCACCAGAAGTTAAACTAGCAACTGCTCCTAAGCTTTCCACAATACCATTATCTGTTACTTTATCATCAGTTGCTTTAAAAGTAGGTACAACAGAACCTATTGGCATCGTAGAATTGCCAAATGTTGACTTATCTGTTAGATAATTAGTACGAATATTTCTTGGCATTTTAAGTCTTTATTAAGTATTCTACCATCACAAAAGGTTGGATTAAACTATCAATCTTTGTATCACTCTCTGCATTTATATTAATAGAAGCACTCATTCCATCAGTAGAAATAAATGTCTCTGGTATATTTAACTTATAATCGGTAAGTCCAGTTGTATAGTTTATAGTATGTGTATGTCTTGTAGGATCATCCTCATAATCAAATGCTTGAGTGGTCTCAACAATATTTGAAACTTGAGGGTATGCAACTGAATTATCATTGTCAACAACAGTATCTACTGGTAAAACATTATGTAAAGATGTGTTATGAGTATATCCTCCAGCGTCTTGAACATTAGAACCATAAGATGTAGTATTTACTTGTAATCTAAATTCAGTTGATTCAGCACTAATATTATATCCTCCCACATTTGAAAATGTAAGAATATCATTAGCACTATACCCAGTACCACCATTTGTAATACCAACAATTTTATATCTTGTATTAGTTGCACCTCCACCAGGACCTGGCCATGCTTCAAATCTAACAGTTAATCTCATTCCAGTTCCAGTTCCACCAACCATGTCAGTTTCACCTGTGACAAAATCATCTAAGTTGCTCCATAAAGTATCACCACCATTAGAATAAGCCCATTGTCCTATTCCTTTATTAAAAAATCCATCTGTAACATCTAAACTTTGATATAAAGAAAATGATTGTAAAACACCACCAGTAGGGGGTGAAGTAGTAGGAATATTATCATCACCAACATTGTCACCACCTTCAACATAGGTAGCTGGGACAACATGATTACCAACCTCTGCACACTCCATCTCTTGTCTAAGAGTACCTAAAAGTAGATTAATATTTTGGAAGCAAGGACCTTCTGGTGTTGTGCATAGTGTTATTGTTCTACCTTCAGGAATCAAACAACTTTGTTCAAATCCGAGACAACCCGACTTACAAATACCATAATACTCAAAAGTTGCAAAAAAGTTGCTTGATATCCAATAATTACCACCCTGCCATTGTACATTTTGCTGCCAAAGTCTACATGCAGGCTGTCTTTCTGAATTAGTACATTCTTCTCCTTTTGCATCACCCGAATCTGTATTATCAAACCAATTAAGTATACCAATTGTAGATGCGTTTGTGTAATAATTTAATTCATATACATCACTTCCAGTACGTCTAATGGTTCTAGATCTAAAAGTAGTTGTGTAATGTGTATGTGGTAAAATAGCATTTCCAGTTACAATTTCCTCATCTGGAGACCTAGGTCTAGTAAAACCGACATTACCCGTAAGAGTAACCTCTCTAGGAGGAACTCTAAACTGTCCTGTCATATCAACAACTGCAACGTTTCCTACATTAGATGAAACATTAACACCAACACCAGATTTCTGAATAGTTTGACCAGCAGCATTAATTACTGTGTTATCATTAACAACACCCTGATCTGATGCAGAACTAGCTTTAATAAATTTAGATCTTAGATCAGGTACTTGAAACTGATCAGTTGCTAATGTTACTCCTTCTTGTTTAAAGGCACAAGTCTCACCAGTTCCAAGAACTTCTGCTAATGCTGGATACACAGCTTCATTATAAATCTTACCATCACATCTCAAATAACCAGATGGTAATAATGTTAAACTATTACCAACTGCAGGATCATTTACTTCCAACTCTTGAGGAAAAGCAATAAGCGTTCCTGTAGTTGTTCCTATCTTGGTTCTTTCTTGGTTTAAAAAGACTGGCATTTTAGTAAGCTCTGATGATCATCAACACGGTTTGTGATGGTGTATTGTTGTCCATAAGAATATTTAACGCATCTGGGATGTCAGAAACGTT